CATTTTGGATTAGGGGCAAGCCCTCCAGTTGGATATATGGTGATTGTCTGATTTGGAGACATAGGTTCCTTGGATATATAGATTCCCCAAGTAGAGCTCAATGTCGCAGCGAAAGTTCCCACCCCTGCGGTCGAGAGCATATCCTTAATGTCTATAGTAACGGCTCCCATTAGATTTTACCCATCTTCCTTGCTAACATTCTAGGGATGTCTTTCTGATTCTGTTCTACGGCTGTTTGAAGAAACTTCCATTGTCCCGATGGATTTGAGTTTCTGGAATTTTCTGAACCTGGATCATGATTGTTATTTAGCTCATGAACGAATACAGCATAATCAACACTATCAGTAGCTCCTCCAACAAGATCTCCTGAAGTTATACTATATCCAACCTTTCCTCGTACAGTCACCTTACCTCTTTCCACTACTGCAAAAGCACTGTTTCTTAGTGCTTCAGTATCAACAGGAGTGAGTTTCTTTGATTCATCTCTAATAAATTCCATTACTTCTTTCAGAGCTACTTCAGTTCTTCTTGGGATTTTATTCAATCTTTTCTGTAGAATTTGTTGAAATCCAGCCAGCTTGTCATCAGCTTGTTTCTTTACAAACTTAAAAGCGCCAGTATTTCTTTTTCCGGCTAGAGCATTCAAGTTAGCCACAGATTTCTTCATACGTCGAAGATCCGGAAAATTAGCATTAAGCTTCATATCTATAGCAAGAATAAATTCTAAGTCTGCTGCCGGTAATGCCATTATGCAGTTCCCCATCCCTGAAGAGCATGTTCAACCTTAACCAGAGTGCTTTGACACGTACCAAAGACATCTCCATCCGCATTCATTACCAGAGCCAGAGGCATTCCGCAACAGTCGTTGGTATTACTTATCTCCATGACTTCTACCTTTCCTTCCCATTCGTCACTGCATAGACAGTATATACTACCCGTTGACACTGCGAAGGAATATTCTTCTTTTTCTATTGTAATTTGTTCCATTAGAGTGTAGCCCTCCTTTCAAATTTTAGTGCTCGTAGAGAGGGAATTTTTCGGAACATACGTATTTCCAATGCACCTGACACACCAGTTGGATCAGTTGCAGTGGAAGATCCTAGGAATAAATATCCACCTATTTCAACATCTATCCTTGTATATACAATTGAATGACTAACACTTTCTTGTCCAGCACTGTCTAGAAATAGTTCTCCTCTCTCTTCCCATCTAACTTTCATAGGAGTTGGGCTACCATAAGAAGTCCCACCAAAACCATCAGGTGTTCCGGGACTCCAGTATGTAGCTGCCTGACGTAGATTTCTAGTGAGATAAGACATTACAAACCTTAGTATTGAAGTTATCAATGTCTTTATATAAATATCTCAGCTTTATAGCCTGAACTACTCTATCAGCTTTTGTTGTCTCATATTTTAACCGTTCTTTAAGTCCTGAGCAATTATTTCCAACGACGTGAGTTCCAACCTGTTGAGAAAAGTACCTAATCTTGTCATGCATACCATAACCAATAACGGGGACTTTCTGTCCATATGGAATTATATTTGAATGTGCCCTCATCCCCACGACAACATCCATCTGTGCATATATTCCAGCTATGATAGGTACGTTCAGGGACTGTTCTGGATAAAGCCACGGCAATTCTTTAGACAGATCAAAAAATTTATCATGAAATTCACCCTTTAAAAAATAAGACAGATGTGAATCATATTCATGTACGTGCGGGATATATACTACCTTATACGATTCTCGATCTCGAAACTTTAAATCTAGAAGAAACTGATTTATCTCATATGCAAGCTTACGTAAATCATCCTTCATAGTACCACCAAATCTTCTGTCTATCCTGTCTCCAGCAAGATTCAGTCCCACGCAAAACTTATTGTGTATTTCAGGGATTATAATCTTATAGGGTTCTAAGAACATGGCAGGATCGGGGATGATGGTTTTCTCTTCTACTCCCATCATCTTTAGCTCTTGTTGTGTCCCTCTATTTCTTACGGAGGTCAGAGTAGCCTTCTCCCAAGTCTCAAAGATATGTTCCTTGGCTTCTTCTGAAAAGTCCAATTCTCCTGGAAATCTATTGTAGCCAATTCCATATAAAACCAGAGGGACTTCTAAGCCATGTAGGTTCTTTCTGTTGATATTGAACTGCCAGCCCGATTGGGTACTAAAACCGTCCCCCCGCATCAGCAAACCACCCCCTCCGACTAGAAGCATGTCACCAGTGTCGTTTATAAGCCTCACATGGTCTTCAGTTATTGGAATGGGGTATTTTAGCTGGATAGGTCTGAACTCTAATGGGTGACGAGATTTCAGAGACAACAAGCGTCTCATTGACCTTTCGATGGCCATATCACCATAATTTCGGGTCGAACCAACATAATGATAGATTATTTTAGGTTCCATAATTCCGCCAATACTTTTGCCATGTTCAAGTCATCATATGTGTCTATTTCTATAGACCGCCATTTGGGCATCAAGATAGGAACTATCCTTCCTCCTCTATGAAAAGACTTATGTGCTTTTATGTGAGAAGCAGTAGAAACAAAGATAGCTCCATTGACAGAATAAAGAAGATCAGCGTCTTGCCTTTGGGTATGTAGAATAGTTTCATCAACTATGGGATGAATTTCTCCACTCTCTATATATCTCAAACCCTCTTTCCTGATCTCGTTAGATATCCCAATAACAGCGTCACAGTCGCTTGCTATAAATGTTTGTATGGAATGATCTATATCTTCAGCAGTTCTAAAAGGACTGGTTGGAAGCAACATAGAAATTGTTTCATGTTTATTAGGACTTTCTTTACCTAGACCTAGATCATCTAGAGCATGAATTACTGCATGAATGGCATGTACATTATTTGCAGCTAGTTCAGGAGGACGTATTATGACACTATCTACGTCTTCTTCCCATGCAATTCCCTTGATCTCATCGTCGTCAGTAGTAACATAAATCTCCTCTATTTCTTTAGAAGCCTTAGCAGCATCTATAGTCCACTTCAACAGAGTCTTATCTGCCACATGCAGAAGATTCTTTCTTGGAATAGATTCACTCCCTCCTCTGGCGGGGATTATGGCAATATGGGTCATTCTATATCTTTCTTCCAATCGTTGGCATATTGTTTGGTTTCTTTTATAACTTTCCAAATATTTCTAGGATCCATCTCTCTTTGTATAAAGAAGTTTAAAGTTCTGCGATTTGTCTCTTCTTCTTGATGGAAGGAATAGAATGAATCTCTAGTCGTCTCCCATGCAATCATCTTGTTTTGTCTATAAGGAATCTCCATTATTATTTCAAAGTCTTCATGGCCATGATGTCTATTGTCAGCCACAAAATTCTTATTCTTTGGTCTTAATAGATTGATATTCCCAGCCTTGTTGTTATTGTCTAGACATAAGATCAAGCTTATGATCTTATCAAATCTACCGATATGAGGACCGAGGCCAGATCCTTTCTTGTCTATATTGAGTCTGGCACATGAATAGTTATTATCGTGTGTTATCTCAAATTTGGTGAGTAAGGACGTCTTGAAATCATTCCCCATAAAATAGTCTACAAATACGTCCCAGAATTCTATCTTATCTCTGTCCAACCTAGACTTATACCCCCAACTTCCATCGAGTGTTCTTTTTACTCCAGGATCAGAGACAATATCCAACTGTCTAGAATTCTCTGCGCTGATGACCATTTGCTCTTCATCAGGAAAATTCTTTGCTATTGTCTCATGCCAGAAGGGATCTAGGAAGTTTTCTATTTCTATATATGAAAAAGGGTCTTTATAAATGTAGGCTTCTGCAATTCTACTCAATTCGTAGAGCGGCATTTCCAGTTCCATTAGTCCTCCTTCATTGCTAAAGCAAATAGTGTGTCAGTCGAATTGTCTGCTTTCAATGCTCTTACATAACATTCATTTAATCTTCTTACATTAAAAATATTCTCTATTTCGTGTCCTCCTGGCTTCCCCTTTATCATCCAATGCATATGATTTGATATAGGATATCTCTGTAGTCCTTTTATAAAGCACACTCTGTATCCAGCTAATTCAATGATCTTTCTTAGACTCCCTTCTGTATGAAGAATAAGGTGTTCTGACCACAAAGAGAATTCTCTAAACTTATCACAGTTATGAAGGAGAAAATCATTGGCATGAGGAACCTCTATAAAGACAAGCCCTCTATCCTTTAATTTAGGTTTCAATTCTCTCAAATGAAATATAGGATCATCCATGTGTTCTATTACGTGTATCAAAGACGCTACGTGACAGTAGTCTTCAGAAAGCTGATATATACCTGGAATAATGTCATAACTAGTAACACCTGGAATTACTCCTATGGCGTTTTCTGCTATAGTAGAAACTAAACTCAAAAGTCCACCGGCACCACATCCTACATCTACATAATTCCTGCCTTTGACTGCATCATATAAGAACTTGAATCTTCTCAGATTGTCTTTTGTTTGTGAGGATTCTACTCTTGAAAGTCTTCCCTGATATGGATCGTTAGGTCTATCTATTCTATTTAGAAAAATAACCCCCGTCTCACTACATCTAAAGACTATTACATCTTGATTGTCTCTTGTACCTAAATTGAAAATTTCAAATTTACGCACATTGTCAGGGATAATTTCGTGGTCCATTAGATACTCTGCTACTGGACCTAGTAGTCTTGCATGTTTCATTATAGAGTGTCCTTTCTCCTTAGCTTATCTATAATTGGTCTCTCACTCTCATACACAACAATATTCCCATCTCCCTTGGCCGTCTCCCACTTTCGTATCTCATCCACCATCTTCTTCATACCATGTAGTTCCAGAGAAGCAGCCTGATCAGATCCCCAATCTGCCCTGCTTATGGTCAGATGTCTTTCCACAGAAGCGGCACCCAATACCGCCGCCCACACCCCAGAAGATGGAGAAGTGTCATGACCAGAGAATCCAACCGGGGCACACTGATACATATCTTGGAGCGTCTTTATTCCAAGCATGTTTAGTTCCCAAGCCTGTGAAGGGTAGGTAGAGGTACAATGGTAGATACAAGCAATCTCACCATTGTTCTCTCGTATAAAGTTTACAGCCTTCTTTATTGTGAGAGCGTCACTCATACCTGTAGAAATCATCAGAGGTCGTTTTGTATTACAACAATATTTCAATAAGTCTCTATCAGTTATGGAAGCAGAAGCAATCTTTATGTAAGGACAGGCAAAATTCATTAAGAAATCAACACTCTCCTCATCCCACGGGGAAGCAAACCACTCTATATTTTCATTATAACAATGAGTGTCGATTGTTCTATAATCATATAGATTTAACTCAAGACCTCTCTTCAGGTCTCCATTCGTAGTCCCATAGGAACTTTCTCTTGGCTTGTCTAACTCTTCTGGGGTATAGACTACGTCTACTGTTCTTTTTTGGAATTTAACTGCGTCGCAGCCTGCCTTCTTGGCGTTTTTTATTAATTGAATTGCTCTGAGAACATCTCCATTGTGATTGATCCCTATCTCAGCAACGATATAACAACGTCCTTCTATCATAGGCATATAGAGTACCTCTCTTAATATATTTTGG